TCGCTTGCCCGAGCGCAGTTCCGCCGCTCACGTCAACGCAGTTGACTTCGATCGCCGGGGGATTGCTGGCGAACGCGAGAGAGCCGGCCGGCGCCGCAGCCATCGCGATAGTGGGGACGCTTGTTCCGCTCACAACGCGCATGTTACCGGCGAGAAACTCGATGCGCTTGCGGATATCGAGCAAAAGCGCCGGGGTCGGAATTACTACAGCATCGCGTCCCGAAGCCGCCAGACCAAGCGAGATGCCGAGAGAGATGCGCATATTTACACCTTGAGTAGCGTAAAGTCGATCACAGTCGTGGATAGATCGACGGGGCCGCCGGTAGTGTTGTAGGCGTTGACTTGAATAGTGTTCGTCGCGCTGACGTGCACGCGGTAGATCACGCCGTTGACGGCGCCGCTTCGAATGTTCCACACGACGTTGTCACCTACTGCGGCGCCCGTCAGTGTCTTGTCAACTGGAGTGGCCGCCGCCCCAGCGGCGACAGACGCCCCCAGGTTACACGTCTCGTTTTTAAGACCGAGACGGTCTGGCGTCCACGTTAGCGTTGTGCCCGATTTATTGCACTTGTAGAACCAGCCGGCGCCGCTCGTGCCGGGTGGGTCGCGCCCAATAATCGTATCCGCCACCCCCGCGGCCATGTTGTAAGGGTTAGTGGTGCCGCTCTCAACACTTACGGTAGGTAGATCCGCCAGCTTACTGGAGAAGATCCGGTGTGCGCCGATCAGGAAACCGCGCGGGAACGAGCGGAATCCAACGCTGTTGCCGTGCCCCTGGCCCGTCAGGTATTCGGCCTCGTAAGAGGAGGAATTCGCCCAACGAGTGACGTACGCTTTCCGCGTGTCACTCCAGCTGACGAGATATCCGGATTCGTTTGTTACGCCCTCCGCGCCGAACGAAAACACTTCGTCGCTGCCCGCAGCCGGGGAGGATAGGAACGTCCGCCACTTGCCTTTGGCGGGCCATTTCATCGGCGAAGGTTCCCAGCCGCTAGTGCTAGGGGCGATGCGCGCCGCGGTGCCAACGTTGCCGATACGGCCGCCCCAGATCGAAGACGGCAGATCGATCCGCGAAACGTCGGACGCCTCGGAGTAGCAACCAGAGAACTTCGAGGTTGCGCTCTGATCTGCGAGATAGGCGTACGCCGGCCACATCAGCGACTTGCCTGAGGTGACCACGTCGCCCACGGTGCCGACCTGGCGCAAGAAGTTGACCTTCATTTGCGTGCCGTTGAGCACCTGCACGACTGCGATAGTCCCTGCGCCTTCGATCACAACACGGTCGCCAGCGGTAAAGATCGAAGTGTCGGTAACGTCGAGCGTGACCGTTGGCGCACCGAGATAGTCCGCCGTGCCGACGGTCTCGTATGGGCGATTGAAGTTCGCAGTGGTCGTGACGCCAGTGGCAACAAAGCCCGTATTGCCTGCCGCGTGGCAACCGTAAAACGCATTCCCCAAAAAGGACTTATCCACTAGGCCATGGTTGTCATCCTTGATCGCGCGCTGCCCATTGCTAGTGAAGTCGAGTCCTACGACATAGATCGCGTTACCGTTATCTCCGCTGATGTGCAGTCCGGTCAGTCCGCACTCCGCGATACGACCGCCATACATACCCGAAACGTCAACGTTCGTGAACACGCCACGCACGCCGGAGCCGTTCGCAATCGCCGTTGCTGGGGCGGCGTTCGCAGGCGCATACGCGGTAGCGTGAGAGAACCCGATGTTTTGGCACCTGAACTGATTGCCGCCGAGGATCTCGCGCACGTAGTAATGTCCGGCGGTCGCAATGCGCAGCACGGAGCCGACGGAGATCCCGGTGCCGCTCGTGAGCGTGAGCGTCACGTTGTCGCCAATTGCCGGCACGTTGAAGCCAGCCGCGAGCGTCGTGTTTACGGATCCGTGATCTTCGCTCGTGGACGCGCGCAGAACAACGCCGCGACCGGGGAACCGCTGCACCGCGCAGTTTTTCCAGAAGATCTGACACGTCGCGTGAACGCCATTCAAGTCGCCGCCGACCGTGGCGCTTGGACCCAAGATCAACAACTCCTCGAGCGCGACGCCGCCGGCAGACGTCACTGCGTCGTCATGCTCTCGCCGGCCACCAAGGATCCAAATGCCGGACTTTGTGAAGTTAAGCTGCGGCGGGTTTTTTAGCGTGCCGCCGTTGCCCTTGAGCGCGACACCCGTCGTGAACAACAACGGCGTAGCGAAGCGATAAAACGGTTGACGCCTAACCCAGATCGTTCCCTGAACATTGTTGCATCGCATCGCGTCTTGCGCGCGATGAAACGCAGGCGAGTAGTCGGTACCGTCCGCTGTGACGTGGAAGTCCTCGATGTCAAACTCGGTAAGCGACAGTCCTAGTTGCTGCGACGCCGCGCTGACGGCATAACTGGAGTTGATATACCAGTAGGTCCCTGCGCCGACCGTGCCCTCGCGCACGTGGACATAGAACCCGCTCCCCGTCGCGAAGCAGGTCTCGAAGGTCGTAATCTTGATCAGCGGTACTGCCGCGCCGGCATAGATATAGAAGCCGTTCTGACTCGGCGTCGTCTGGCTGCCTAGAAAGATGACTTGATTAGTGGAGAGCGTCACGCCATCGTGAGTCGCACCGGGCGACGCTGTGTTGACGTTGCCTGTCGCTTTGACGCGCACGCTGGTGCGCGGCACGCGCCAGTTTATTCCTAGGCCCGGGATGCCTTGCGCGCCTGTTGCGCCTGTTGGGCCCGTCGGGCCCGGCGTGCCTGGAGTGAGCGCGACTGCGCTGTTATTGCCCTGCACCCAGTTGGTGCCATCAAAACCGAAGTCGCTGCTGCGGCCGGGCAGAATCGTGTAGAGCGTTCCCGCGGCTGGGCCACCATTCACGACGATCAAGTTGTGGCTTGCGAGGTTATCGATCCGTACGACTTCTTTGCCGACAGCTCCGGTCGGCGAAAGCGTCTTGGTCCGGTTCGTGGTCGTGCTGCCCGCCGGCTGCACACGCACATTGCCTTGTGCGACGGTCAGCGTTTGATCGGCGTCCGTTAAATCTGTGCCGCGAACGAGATCAACGAACGGAGCGCCGAGCGCGCCGGTCGGCACTACTCGCGCACCGCTGGCTACCGTTGCGCCCGGCGCGGCGGAACCGACAATACCGAGATTCTTTATTGTCGCGGCAGTCGCGCTAGCGATCGCCACAACTTCGTAGTAGCCGCCCCCTTCGACTTGTTGGATTCCGCCGATCACGAACGTGGCGGTTGAAGCCACAGCAACAACGACCGTCGCGTTAACCGCAGGTTGCACGTAGCCCGCCGTCGTGGTCGTATTCGCGGTGCCTGCCTGGCCCGTTGCACCCGCCGGGCCTTGCGCGCCGTTCAAACCCGCCGGGCCTTGCAAACCGCCCGGCACCACACGCCCTCCCGTCGGCACCGTCGCGCCCGGCGCTGCGCTACCCGCGTAACCGAGATTTTTGAGCGTGATCGTCGTGCCACTCGGCACGGCGGTTACTTCGTAATAGCCGCCATTGACGACATACAGAATTTGACCCACACCGATGCCAGCAGACGCGAGCACAGTCGCCGTGACCGTTGAATTAACGGCGGGCTGAACGAAATTACCGTTAAGCAGTGTGGCCCCGCCACCGCCACCCGCAGGTAACGTGATCGATTTGATCACAGTCGGCTGCCCGTTTTCGACTATCACACGCTCAGAAACGCCGACGCCCTCGCCCAAAAACTCAAGCGCTTGGCGGAACGCAACCTCGCTGCCCTGAATAAACAGGCGGCGCAGTCCGAACAAGCCGTCTAGCGCGGACATTACTTGCCAACCCCGATTACGTACCAGGCCCCGGGCGTGGCCGCCCATGCCGCCTCAGCCCACGGCAAATCGCCGCCCGTTCGCGGCGTGATCGCCTTGAGAGACGTGCTGCTGAGCTCGTCAACGAGAGTGACAATATGCGTTGTGCTGAGGTTCACGACGCGAATCCAATCGCCGTCGACCTTGACGGTCGGCGCGATCTTGACTTCAATCGGGGCGCTCGGATCGACCAGCAAAACGTCGACCAGCGTCGGGTTTACGACCGTGTTTGATGCAGGCGTGACACGCTGCACACGCCGCGGAACGCGCCCATCCGTTCCCGTCACGCCAGTGATCGGCCCGCGAAAATTGCGGGCGTTGACGTTCACGTTCACGCCGGAATTCAAATTGATGGCGAAATCGCTGTCGCCGTTGAACGTGATCCCGCCGCTCGCTAAATCCCAAATCAAAGTGCCCGTCGGGGCCAATGTTCCGCCCTGCAGAAAAACTTTCATCAGAGTATAGAAGTTCTCGAGGAACTTGAGGCGGTTTCCTACGGATTGGAACGGCACTCTTACGCTGTTCGCGTTGCGGACATCTGCGCCGATCGGTGCAGAGATCGCGGATCCAAAAACGGGTGTTTCAACGATATCAGACGGCATTATTCGATCTCCACTTGCACGGGATCCGTTGCGCCAGCATCCCAGGTTCCGCTACCGCCGCCATCCCACTCTTCAAGCGGCGCATCCCAAAGCGCTTGCCCCGGCGCGAGCAAAATCAAATGTCCTTTGCAATATGCGTTATTCCACTCAGTCGGAATCAACCGCAAGTCAGTTACTTCGGCGACGGTCAGATCGGAATCCCACACGCCGCCATCGCCCCAAGTTCCGGGGTCGTCCCAAACCCCGTCAGCGCCAATTGCATTCGGCCACTCGTATACGAGAAACCAATGCGCCCACTCATCAGGACCCAGTCCAGCGCCGAACGACGCCGCGTCGCGCGTGATCGCGCCGTCGACGCCCATGTCCAGACGCGCGCCGCTCGTGTAGATGAGATGCACGGGAAACGCGCCGTCGTCGCTGTACCGATAGCGCGCGAAAATCTGCTCGAGCATCGGGTATGGCCCGCCGCGGTCCCGGTGGGTCCACAAGTAGTGGTTTAAACGCAACGCAAACGAGTGATCGCTCTCACCGAGGCCCTGACGGATCCCGCGCTCGCGACTCAACTGCGGAAGCGTCTCGTAAGAGTAGGCGCCTGGCAGGCGCAGCTTAATGGCCGCTGTGACGAGCTCGATCAGCGCGTCGAAGTGCAGCGCGATCACATACAGGATGCGGCCGCCATTCCGCCGGCGCAGCCAAGGCGGCGTGATCGTGGCGACGAGCTCGCGAAAGTTCAGCACTACACAACCCTCTGCTGCGATTCCGTGATCGCAACTGGAATTGACGCACCAAGCACCGGCGCGAAATTCGGACCCACGTCAATATCCGCCGTCAGACCGTCGATCTCGACGTGGAAGATTTCGGGGCGAACGGCCTTGATCGCCCCCTTGATGTCCTCAAGGTAGATCCGACCTGGTTGGCCGTCGATTACGTACCCGCCGATCGGCGCGGCGGCAAAGTAGTTACCGAGCGCCGTCGCAATCAGCGCAGCAAGCTGCGCGTGTGTCAGGCCAGAGGTGTCGAGCAACCAAACGCGATACGAAACGTTGATCGACAGCGGCGTCGCGCTGAGCACGTGCGCGGTGAACCCGAGCGGCGCCGCCTGCCGTTGAATCCGATCGTTGATTATCCCGAGATCCGTCGCGATATTCTCTGCGTCGCCAGGCACCCCTCCGACCGCGGTCGCTAAATAAATATAGCCGTTGCCTCGGCCGTCTTTGACGGTTCGCACTCGGGTGACGCCAATCGCTGAGCCGTCCGCGCGCTTCGCGCTTCGTGCAATGCTCGCGTGCGCATCGGCGGGGCCGTTCGCGGACCGCGCGCCGAGCACCTCACGGCAACGCAGACGAAGCGGCGCGTCGCCCTCTGCATCCGCGCCAACAACGGCCGTCGTGTTGGTGCAGGTGACATTGATCAGCGGCGTGACGAATCCAGTAATCGCGCCAACGCCGGAAGTGCTCGCCGAGCCCGCCTCTTGCGCGACGATCGGAATGTCGAGCGTCGCGCCGGCGCCCAAACTAAACAAGGTCGTGTTTGTGTACGTCTTATTCGTAACCGGGTTTCGGACGATCAGATCGCCGGGCGCGACGTTGTTGAACACGCCGCCTCCGCCGTTGACTAGCCGCAGCGCGCCCGTTCCGAAGGTTGCCTCGAGCCGCTCGACGCCGTACACATGCCGCGCAACCAGCGTCAGCCAGTCGTTGGCCGCGTACTCCAAGAAGCCCGCCTTCGCGATGCCCGCGATCAAACGTGTGCACGCGCTGAACAGGATGGCGACGACCGCGATAATCGTCCGCACGACTGCGCCTGGACGCCATGCCGTTGTGTTGACGCCGACAATGCCGAGCGCGTCGTAAATCGACGCCTTCGCCTCGTCGCGCGTCACGGGCTTGGTTAGATCGTCGATCGAGACGGTCATCGTCGTTAAATTCTCATGTCAATGTTAAACTGTCCAGGAATTCAGCGTTTACCGCTGAATTTCCAGCATGGTGGCGCCGTCCGTCACGGCTGCCACGAAGCGGAACGGCTCGATCGTCGGGTCAACCGGCGTGATCTTGCCGACGATCGAAACCAGGCGATCCGCTACGTTCAGCGTCAGTGTCACATCACACGTGTCGACTGTGTCTTCTTTCTCGGCCTCGGCCCGCAGCAAGCCAGCCTCGCCAAGCAGCTCGGCTTGCGTGAGTCCACGGTTTAGAATCGCGCGCACGTCGCGGCCGTAGTCGGGATCGTCTGCGTTCTGCCCGCGTGGGCACGTCCAGCGCCGCAGCACGGCCTCGCCGATCCCTTCGGGTGAATTTGGATCGACCTCGCGCAAGTCGTCGTGCAGATCGGCGACGCAACTAAGATCGACGCCGTACCCGACGGCCGCGGGCGTCTCGACCTCGCGTAATAGCGCGCTGACCTCTGCCTGAATATCTTCGAGTATTGTCACGGTGTCACCTGAAACACTTGGGCCATTGCTGACCACGTCGCGCCGATCGTCGTCGCGAGCACGATCGCGTTAGTTGACTGCGTCGGACCGGTGCCGCCCGGGAAGCCTGCGGCTAGCTCCGTCGTCAAATCCGCCCCGAAATCCCCGGCTGTGCCGGAGTAAACATAAACGTGCACGCCCGCCGCGGCAAACAGCGCCTTGACGTCGAGCACGATCTGTAGCGCAGCCTGCAGCTCCGCGATCTGCGCCAGGAATAGACCGATCTGTAGGTCGAGCGAAGGCGGCGTTATGCCTAGCGCAATGTTGGCCTCGATTGCCGCCAGAATCGATTTAGCGAGCTCGAGCTGCACCGTCGGCGGCGTGAACGTCGGGATCGCCGCACCTAACGCGGCGATCCTCGCTTCCAGATCGGCGATCGCCGACGCGAAAACAGTGGCGACCGCGGGAACAGCCGCCGACAAACTGAGCGATCCGACATACGTCAACATTTCAGTCGACCTTGACCTTCATGTGCGGCGTGCCGCCGGTGACCGCGCCCAGCGTCTTCGTCAGGGGGAACGTAAGAACGCCAGTGGCGGGCGCACCCGCTACCGTCCCGGAAAAAAGGCACGGCGGCAGCAGGATCTCGACGCTCGCGCCCTTATACGCAACCTCGACGCCGCCGGTTTCGGTTGCGAATCCGGTCACGATCGGCTGCGCGCGGTCACCCTCGATAAACTCGACGAGAGCTTCGGACGCCTCGCGCGGATTCACCTCGCCGGCGGCGAAGCCTGGCCACACGGCGATCGGCACCATGTCCGGCAAACCCGGCCGTTTGTGTACCGCCTGCAGCGTCAACCGCGCGTCGCCGGCAACTTTCACGACTCGATAACGGTATTTGCCAAACAAGCGGCCGCTCATCAGCCGTTCAACGATGGCTTGAAGCGCACCGGCAAGCCGCCCGCGCGCCGCAGGTACGCCGCCGCACCACGCACGCACGCGAATCCCGTCACTGCTGATCGTAATCTCGAGCTCGCGGACCGTTTGCGGTGCGTCAAGCCGCTCGGAAAGCACGCTGCCAATGCCCACAGCGGCAAGATCGTCAACGACAAGCAGTGCAACGCGCTCTCGCGCGGCGTACTCGATCAGATCGTACGCGCCAGCCGCCGGTTTCGTGGTCGGTCGTTGATTGACATGCGTCACGCCCGCGTAATCAACCCACCAGGGCACGCCCCCCGCAGCGTCTTCGAGCGCCGTCGACGCCTCACGTGCCTCGCGCACGTAGTCAACACCGACGCGATCCGCGCCCGGCGTGAACGTGCCGATCGTTTCTCCGACCTCGCGCGCAGCGTCGTCGGCGATCGCGCGCGCTTTGACGCCGGCATCGTTGTGATACGGCTTCGCTTTCAGCGCCTTACCCCAGCCGCCCGCGCCGGCGACCAGCCTACAGCGCCGACGGCCACCAAAAGTACCATCTTCACGGGGATCAATCGTGCCCACGAAACTTCGCTCGCCAATCTTGAGTGTCTGTCGGCCGCTGAACGTCGGTGAATCGACGAAGTCGACGTCAGCAAACCACGGGCCCACGTTCGGCACGTGCAGGCGCACGCTAGAAACGCTCTCTCCGCCGAGCGTGACGACCGCTGTCATTTCGCGGCCTCTTTGATCTGCTGGTCGAGCGAATCAATGATCCGATCATAGGGATCAGTCGGCGTGGCTTTGGCGGCCTCCGGCTTCGCAAGTGTGATTTTCGGACGCCGATACTCGATGAATTTGACCTCGATCGTCCACTCGCCGTCGTCAGACTGATACGGCTGGCCCACGTCGACGACGCCAACCGACTTGATCTTCAACCGCTCGAGCACTGGGTGCCAAATGTCGAGCGCACGCGGGTGCTTTCCCGCCGGCGGCTTCATGAGCACGGCTTCGAAGGCCTGCCAAGCTTGCCAGTCGGGGTCTGGAACCTTCGGATCGCCGTACAGCCGGAACTTGATAGAGAACTCCGAGAGCGCGTTGCCGAGAAAGCGCGACACGGCACCGCTCAAACCGTAGCCAGCTGCTTGATCCCACTTGCGCGGCGAGCCCGCGCCCTGCACGTCGCACAAGCCCGGCGACTTGAGGCCGCCGAGTAGGACGAAATCGCCGTATCCCTGGGACGTGAGACGTGCCATTACGCCGGCACCTCAGCACCGAGATGAATCGCGACGCTCTCGAACATGGCCGGGATCTCCTCGCGCACCACGCGCCGGATATCTTCGACTAGCGTTGACGTCTTGCCGTCCGCCGGCGCCGCGACATTGATCGTCAGGTTGAGCGTAGGGGACACGATGGCGCCGCGACGACCGCCCGCGGCCGGCGCGACAACGGGCGAAACGGGGGCTGCCGTGAGCGGCGGAGCGGCTTCGTATGCGGCGCTCGATTCATTGGCCATGCGCCGCGTTGCCGCGGTCAGCTGCGGCGCGCCCGCCTGAATGCCAACGGCGGCACCGCGAGGCATTTCAACGCCAAGCCTCGCGAAGACGCGCGAAGGGCTGGCGATGCCGAGCTTTTCTTTGAAGGCCTTCAGCGCTTGTGAACCCAGATTCTTCACAGCGCTGATAACCCATTGCGCGCCGTTGCGGATACCAGCCGCAATACCATCAACGAGCGCACGCCCCGCCGCAGTCCAGTCAATCGCACGGAAAGCCGCATAGGCGTCGTACACGTCTTTAACAAACTTCGCGATACGATATGCAAGGTAAACAAACGGAGCAACGACGACGGCAATCGCGGCGGCAAGGCCGACGAACGCACCAGCAAGCGCTCCAACCGCGAACGCGCCCGCGTAAACAGCGATCTTTTGCTTGTCTATGCCCTTCAGGATCTCCGAATCGCCGAACGTCTTTCGAAACCAATTACGAAGCTTGAGCACACCCAACACAAGCAGCTGCGCGCCGATGATCAGGCCCTGAAAGAAGCGCTTAAAGTAGATCCCGTATCCGGTCGCGAAGTCGACCATCGGCTGAAACACAGTTTCAAGAATCGTCTTCAGCGCGCGACCGCTGAACGTGTTTTGACTGAACAGATCCGTGACGTCGTGCAGCGCCTCAAGAAAGCGCTCAATCCGTAGCCCGCTGAAAAGCTGCTGAAAATTTTCGCGGAGCTTTTTCGCCTGCACGCCAAGCGACAGCATTTGCGCTTTCGCCACGCCGCCGAAGCGCGCTTTGATGTCGTCGGCGAGCTTCTTCGTCGCGCCGCTGCTCCGCGACGCGCCGAGAAACCACGCCTTGTAAAACTCGCCCTGCTCTTCGCCGGCGGCGGCGGTCGCAATGGCGACGCCCTCGAGCGCGTGCTGCAGACTGCCGCCACGCAAACCCGCCTTGTACAGGCTCGTCGCCATGCCGTTGATCTGATCGCGCCCGAGCGCGACTTGACCCGACACTTTTGAAATCGTGTCCTGAAGAAAGCCGGCCTTGTCCGCGGCCAGACCCCACCAGTTACGGATCTTCGTCAGACCTTCCAGCTGCAGCCTCTCGGCGCGCACCGCGTCAGCCATGGCCAGGCCGAACTTGAATAGCGCCGCCGTTGCAACCGTCGCGGCGGCCGCGAGCGCGAGCAGCGCCGCCCCGATGCCGGCCAGGCCGGCTGCCATGGCGCCACGCGCGCCTAGCCCCTTCAGTTTCTCGAGTCCGCCGACGAGCCGCCCAAGCGGGCCGCTCGAGCCGCGCGCGCTCTCTAGGAATTGCTCGAAGCCGGCCTTTGCGTCGACGGCCGGACGCTTCAGGTTTTTGAAGTCGCCGCCGAGCTCGACGAAGCGCGCGTGCGCGCCGGCAAGCGCCGCTTTCTGGGCGGCGATCTGGTCCTTCAGCTGCTTGAACGCGGGGCCGTTCGCGTGCGCGCTGCCCTTCATAGCGTTTAGGCTGCTCTGCATACCGCGCAGCGCTGCCGTGCCCTGAGTCAGGCGGTCGCGCAACTGCTCGAGTGCGGAGGCTTGCTCGAGCGCGGCGTCGCCGTTGCCTTCGAGCTCGAATGAAAATACCGCGTCAGCCATTCTGCGACCTCAGTGCCGAAACCAATTCGTCAAGGTTCTGGGCGAGCTTGGCGAATAGCTCGCCGCCTACTTGCTGGCGGGCCTGATCGGTGACTGACTCCGGTGCTGCGCCGCGGAAGAACCGACCGAAACATTCGCCGGCTTCAGTCAAGTTCTTCCGCACCTCTTCGCGCAGCTCCGTTACCCTTTTCCCTTCTTCGCCTCGCGCGCGCCCGCAAGCCGCGTGATCGCCGCGACGGCGTCGTCGATGATCGCGGGCGTGTGCTCACAGATCTTGCCGAAGGCCGGCGGGTCCGGGTAGGCGAGGCACGCGGCGACGAGCTCGAGCATGTCCTTTAGTGACAGCTCGCCGTCGAGCCCCTTCGCGCTGACCTTTTGCCAGTGCACTTCGCCCGGGGCTTTCACGACGACCATGTCACCCGTTCGCAGGCTGAACACGGCCTCGTAATCGCGGCCGCGGACGCCGAGCGTCTCGTCGAGCTCGGCGAGCTTGATCTCGCCTTCAAGCTGCCGACGCTCGCGCGCTTCGTCGGCGGCCGCGACCTTCGCGGCGACCTTATCCGCCGCCGCCTTCGCTCGCTTCTTCAGATCTTCCAGACTTTCCATTTGGGCACCTCAACGGTCACTGACGCTGATCGAACAAGCTCAAACCGTCCGTAACGATTCCCTCCGTCGAAAACTCCCACTCTTCTTGCGACGGCTCGCCGGACTCCTCGACGCTTGGCGTTTCCTTCGCTAGGCAACAGCGGATAAATTCCGCGGTCGAATTGATGTTGCCCTCCGCCGTCTGGTTCGTGATCGGCACTTCGGTTTCGCCGTACGACTTGAGGTCGGGCGCGAGCGCGGCGAGATCTTTGCGCATTTGGATGGCAGTATCCGTGTGCATCTTGATCTTGAGCACGCCCGGCTCGTACTTGCCGCCCGTCTTGCCGCGCGGCCGCCCTGATCGGTTCTGACCGTAGCCGAGCGTGCGCGTGCGCGACTGATCCCAGCTGACCGAAGTCACGCCGTAGTAGCGCACGCCGTTCATCTTGAAAATGTTGGAGGCCCAGCTAACTAGCCTGCCCTGCACTCGTACTTGATCGCCAGCCATGTGACTACTCCGTTACGCGGCCGCCGCGATCTGCAGCGCCGGATTGAAGAACGCGATCGGATCGACGTTGATCGTCTCGGGGTAAGCGAGCGGCACGATTCGGCACTCGCCGGTCAGGGTTTTGGTGGAAAGCACGTTGTCGGTCCGCGACAACACGAAGAAGGCGTCGCTCGCCTTCGGCTTCTGTAGGAGCACGTCGCGAAGCACGGCGTTTGCGCCCGCTTCGATCTCTTGCGCCTCTTCCTCGAGAATGAAGCCCGTTTTCTTGTCGACGCGGATCGGCTTGTTGAGCCGGCGCTGAAGGTACGCGCGGAGCGCCTTCTTCCCCAGGTTCATCACACGCCGGTGCGGCATGAGCTGAAAGTCGCTGGTCTCGCTCGACAGCAGGCGCGGGCGGTTGACGTACACGCCGGGGAAGTCATCCCACGTACGAGCGACGCACGCGCGCGAGTCGTCGAGGCCAGGGTTGGCCGATTCGTCGTGATGCTTCACGTTGCCGTTGTCGTTTCGAATGTCGCCCGGCAAAGCGCCGAGATTAACATCCGCCGTATTGACCTCTTCAGAAACGCTCGCCTCGCGCGCGGCGTATGCGAAGGACCAGGGCCGGCGGTACTTGCGACCGCTGACGCTCGAGATCAGATCCTCGGCGCCGGCACACACGGTGCCGTACGTCGTCGACTTCGCGCCAAACGCCGTGTCAAACGCCGTTTTATAGGCGGCCTCCGTCTCGCCCGCGTTCGGCATGCGGAAGCTGCCGATCCACGGATGATCCTTGCCCTCTGCCGCCATTGCCTGAATCTTCGATTCGACGGCGTCGAAGAGCGTCGCGTCGAGGTTGCCGACGACGTGCAAGATCTCCCACGTACCGATCCAAACCTTCAGCGCGTCAAGCGCGGAGCCGAGCCCCATGGAAGTCCACATAGGCGCATTGGCGCGGGCCCTCAGCCTGCTGCCCGACACGATCGTGCCTGCCGCAAAATTGAATTGCAGCGTGCCGAGGGCCGGAACCGTCAGGTTGTTTGCCGTGCCGAGCGCCGTTTTCGCGCCGAAGTTTACGCCGCCATCAAGACTCACCTGGTACACGATCCCGGTCGTGCCAACGGTGCCGCCGGTCGGGAAGTACACGACGACGTCGGCGTCGTCGTTCGGCGCTGGACTCGCGGCGATCGAAGCGACTGACGTGCCCGTCATTTCGCTGACGTCGATCGTGCCCATCGTGCCTGGGGTCGCGCCGGCAATGCGCGTGAAGACGACCGGTCGGCCGTAGCGCTCGATGTAGTGAGCGGCGGCCTCGATGGCCGGCCCGGGATTGACACCCGCGATTGAAAACGCCGCGACGAGATCCTTGACGCGGCCGAACGTGGTCGGCGTGTCGAGGGGCCCGGCCGTCGCCACGCCGGCGACGGCGAAAAGCGCGCCGGCGCTCGGGGGCAGCACGCCTAGGGCGCCGTCTTGTTCCGTGATCGCGATTTTCGGTTGAGTCATGGTGCCACCTCGGTCGTGTCGACCGTTTCTTCTTCGTCTTCGTCGTCAAATGAGGCGTGCAGCGCGACGCCGACTTCGGCGTGTGCATCTGCCGCCACGAAATCGTGAACTACATCCGGAATCGGCGCGTCGATCGTGCCGAGCACGCGCAACGCCGCGCCGCGGCGGCGTTCCTTCGCGTCGCCAAGCCATTGCGGCTTGTCGAGCTTAAAAGTACCGTGCGCCGCCAAGTAGACGGCGCGAAACCAAGCGTCGTGCAGCAGCCGGCAAGCGTTGTATTGCGCGCGTTCGTTCTCCGGCTGCGCCTTGTTCTCCGCGACGATGTACACCGTGAAGCGCTCGCCGAGTCGCGCGAGAAACCGCGCATCCGCCTCGCCGGAATGCCGCGAAGGCAGGTACTCACCGGCCTCCCCGTTCTCCGCGTCGCCCGGAACCCAAATGATCCGATTGCCGCGCAGCATTTGCTGCTCGGGCTTCTTCCAGCCGAAGACGTTCGGGATCGGCGTGCCCGGCGTGGGCGGGTCGAGCACGGGCTCGACGAGCCACGGGCCTTCCGTCGCGAAACGCGCGACGACGTCGTCGATCAGCTTCTCTAGCGAAAAGACGACGGCCATTAGCGCGCCCCCATGAGCGCCGCGTATCGCTCGTCAAGCACGCGCTTGATCGCGCGCGTGAAAGGATCCGTCAGCTTGCCGGTCGGCAAGATCTGCCGCACGACGTTGCCGCGGGTCTGGCCCCTGTGGTGGTAGGCATGATGCCCCGTGACACGGGCAACGATTGCCGTGCCCACAGCCTTGACCGTCGTCGCCTCCGCGGCATTGCGCAGCGGGCGGCCGCCGTCGTCGCGCTTGAGCCACGGCTTGCCGTCAGGGCCTTGCCCGCGCGCTATCTGCGCGTCGAGCTCTTCCTTCAGCGCGGCCGCAACATGCGGTGCGGCGTCTTCAGCCAGGCCGGCGACGGCGCGGAGCCGGCGGATCTGCTCGTCTAGCGCGGCGAAAGCGGCGGCGTTATTGGCCATCGCGCACCGCCTCGCGTTGCACGTCGATGAAATCGTAAGGGGAAGCCTCCGAATAAACGAACGGGCCGCCTTGCGAGACGCCGGTCGCTTTACTCGAGTCCTTCAACGGGAGATCGAAAAGGCCGTCGGCGGAGTCAGCCGCTTCTTTGATCTCGACCGCGGCCGCTTCTGCGTCGGCCTTGATCATTTCAAATTGAGCGTCCGTCGCGTCTACCCCACGCCGCAGGTACGCGCGCAGCGTGACCAGCCGAGTTAGCCACGACTTGACGATCTCGGGGCACGTGGCGACGTCGAACGGCGCGTCGTAGCGCTTCCGCAGGCGCGAATCGATCCAGCGCGAGACCTGCTCGAGCTGCATATCGACCCAACCGGCGGCGATCGACTCGAGGTCGTCGACGTCCGTCGCCGGCATGATCGATCGCGCCTTGAAGGCGCTGCGGTCCAAATACGCGGTCATTGCGTCTTAGTCGGTGCCGCACGGCGTGGTGTGCCCAGCCCCACGCCGTGCGGCTGCCACGATTCCTCTTTCGTCAGGCCGCCTTGCACTTGAAGAAGCCGTACGGGTGGCCGTAGCCCGAGCCGTTACGGCCCATGGCGTGCCACTCGAGCTCTTGCACGCGATCCAAGAACGCCTGATCCACGTTGCCGTAGTAGGTGATCTTATAGGGGTCGCGATCGATATAGACGAAGCTGCCAAGCTGCGTCCCGTCGAGCTCGTCGGTCGTCAGGTACCAGTCGACGTCCGAGCCGCCGAAAGCGGAGCCGAGCTCTTCGGCGACGATCGGGGCACCGAGCTGCCACGACCGGATCATGCCTTCGACGTCCGCCGTACCCGCGCCGCCCGCGGCCGCCGCGATCGCGATATACTTCGCGGTCGTGAGCAGCTGCGCACGGTCACTGAGCGCCGGCGGAACGACGAGGGTTCCCGGCTTCACGTAACGCGGGTCTTCGCCGTTCGGCAGCTTCAGCGTACCTCGGATGTAGGCGATTGCCTTGCCGAGGTTGATCGCTGCCTGCTCGGCGGACACCGACGCGTCGATCTTCAGCGCGCCCGGGTAAGCACCCGAAGCGGCGCCCGTGAAGACGTTCGCGTAAGTGCCCTTCGACGCGTCGAGCGGGTGATTCAAGTGCGACTGGTGGAAGAACGCGAGGCCGTCGTACGTCTTGCCCGTCTCGCCGTTCAGAATCAGCTTCGTGACCTGCTTCTGCGGCCAGTAGGCGAACATACGCGCAATGTCGCGCGACCACGCCGTCGCCTGGTCGATGCCTGAGCCGTCGAGGTCGTCGAATTCGCTCTTGACGACCTTGAGCCCCTTGCCGCTGAAGCGGTTCGTAAACTCAGTGTAGGTCGACACCAGCTCTTCAAAATTCATGTTGCCGCCGCGCACGCCGAGGTCGTCGAGCGTGACGGACGAGATCAACCAGTGAACCAGCTCGCGCTTCGACTTCGAAGGCATCACGCGCGTGAACTTCGACCACCAAAGGTTCGAGCTCAGCTTCGCGTAAACGTCCTCTTGGATGACGCGCATATTCGACTCGAGGTCGAACAGAAAAGAGGGAGTGATTGCCATGACAGTTGACTTTCTTTCTATGAGTTAAACTCTCGCGTCACGGCGAGACGTACGCATTTGCGTACCACTTACTGTCGCGCTTCACGCACACGACGAGGTGGCGCTTCGACGCGGTCAGGGCAGTGGTCAAGTTGGTGGGGCCGGTTGCGTCGCGATACTGAACGGTGTGGCCGTTCTTCGTGCCGTCCGCGACGAAGTAGACGCGCGTGCCGTCGGGCGAGCCCGCCGGAAGCGTGACCGTCGACGCGGCGGCCGTGGCCGGGATATCGATGATCGAGTCGTGCTGAACGCGCAACGGGATCAGGTCGTTTCCGACGAAGGCCGGAATGACGGCTGCCAACGGGGCCGGCAGAAGGTGCGGAGTACGCTCGAGCTTCTGCACGAGCACACCCTTCGTGCTGCTCACGCCGAGCACGACGCCCGCGACCGCCCGCCCGTAAGCGGAGATGGTCACAGTCTGATCGTCGAGGAAGTAGCAGAGCTTTCCGACGTCCGTCGCGGCCACGGCATCGCCCGCCGTTGCGTTGACGAAGTAGGAAGCCCACAACTCCGCGATCAGATCGACGGACATCTCTTGATCAGCGCTCGTCGCGTCGACCGTGTCGTCGGCCAAACCTAAGAAAACCAGGCCTTCGCCGGCGGTCGCCGGGATGACCTTGCCGGTCGCGAGCTCGAGACAGATCGCGGCGCCTTTCCAGGCCTTCGTGCCGCTCTTGAGCGTGAACGTAAAATGTTTGCGAGAATGCGCGTTACGCGCGCGCTGCGCGGTCAAGGCGGTCATTTGCCGGCCCCTTTCTTACTGGCGAGAATTCGATTTGCGGCGTCCGCCGTGAGCGCGCGGAACGTCGAAGCGTTCGCAGCGTGCTCGACGAAGGTCTCTTCGGTCTTCAGCCCCATGCGGAGCTTGAGTGCATTGGACTCTTCGGCAGGAAGGCCGCGGCCTTGCGTGCCTTCGCCCTGGCCGTCGCCGCGCGTGGCGGTCACGGTCACGGCCGCCTTCGCATCCTTGACGGTGCTGGCGACAGCGGGGCCGCGCTTCCAGGTCTTGACGGCGTCACGTACGGCGTCGACACCCGCCTTGACAAGCGTGGCCTTGACGTCGTCGGCGAAGTCCGGGCGGCTCGCGAAGAGGCGCTCGATCTCGGCCGCTTCCTTCTCGCGGGCGCGCTCGGCTTCGAGCTCGTGCACGCGCTTGGCCAGGTCGATCACGTTCGACGGAGTAGCCGACGCGGCGATCGCGGTTTTCTTCGACTCGTCGTCATCGTCTGCCGTCTCGGACGCCTTCGTGGTCTCCTTCTTTTCGGAGTCCTTGTCGTCGTCCTTCTTCTCGTCGTCGGCGCCCTCGGAAGCCTTCTTCGCTTTCTTTTCCTTGTCGCCTTCATCGAGCACCGCGCAAAGCGCAGCGCAGGTTTTTGCCTCGTCACCATCGCCCGACGCCATCGCGCGAACGAAGGCTTTTACGTCTTCGAAATTCATGGGATTGCCTTGGTTGCTCGCCGCGATGCGGCCGTTACTCGTCGCGTCGCTCGTGTTTGCGAGCGCCGTTACCTGCCAAGTGGCAGGGTTATTCGTGAGCGCGGTGTTCAGATATCGAACGACCTCGCGCGTTTCGGGGTTCACGTCGTACGCGGGCGAGAAGTAGCGCCACTCTGGCGGCTCTTGCTCGAGCCCCGCCTTGACCGCTTCCGTCCACTGCACGGCGACGGCCCACAGCTCGGGCTCGCCGGCGGCGTCTTGCCGCACCTCGAGCTGATGCCAACCGACCGCCTTACGCGCATCGATCGGCGCACTTGAGCTCAAGCTCATGTGATCGACGTCGATCGAGTACAGCGTGCCGCGCGTGGCCTGGTCGAGCATCAGCACTTCCGCCGCCTTCGCGTTGAAAATGCTGTCTCCCTTGTCCGTCTTCGTGAGACCCGAACGCCAGATCCGGAAAGCGGTCGGCGCTTGACCAGGGCCCGGCCGCTCGACGCCGTCTTCTTCGAACGTGAACGCGCTCGCGGTTACACGCTGCAGCGCAGCACTCGCGCAGATACGCGTCGCCGCGACCGTGTCATTTGAAGGGGCTGTCTCCGCGCCTTCGGTCACGACCTTTGCGTCGCCGGGCTCGCGCACCCGCGTGGGAATGCCGGCCCGTTCGCAAATCTGCTTTACGTCGGCGACGACGTCGTGCAGCGACAACGCCTCGTCTAGGCCCTTGATCGCGTTCGCGGTCGTAAGCGTCGCCGTTGCCTCGCTGTTCCGGTCTTTCGGCGGGGTGACGTCCCACGCGACGCACGCCGAGCGCTCGAGCATGGCCTCGCCCCACCGAGCGACAACGAACGCGGGGATCGCTTGCGCGTTGACCGTGTACGCGAGCGCGTCGGCCGTCGCCTGAATCAGGTCGCTTCGGATCGACTTGTGAATGTCGCTGTTCTGGAAGCCCGCGCCGCCGTCGGTCGTGACGACCTGCCCCGCCACGCAAATGATCATTTCGCGATCGGCGCGATCCTGCGTCGACTCGAACGACTCATAGCCGCGACCGTTCGACTCAAGCAGCTTGACGTCGTAGCCTGGCGTCACGCCGAAAACGCTGTTCACGCCCCACGCCATGACCCCGCGCCACCACGACTGCTTTTGTGCTTCGGTCGCGCCCTGCGGCGCAACGGCGACGCGCGCCGGGTTGGCTAGCTTCGCCTCCCAAGCGTCTTTATGAAGCCCCGCGTGCGTCTTGCGAATGTATGCGTACGCGACGGCGCGCCAGATCCCCGACTGCCACGGCGCCAAGCGCCCACCCGGCGTGTGGAGCACCCACCTCCCATCACCCGGCATGATCGGAAGCAGACCGACGGACGATCGATAGTACCACCGATCCTCTTGCCATCGGTACACGAGGTACTCGGGGTCTAGCCTGACGAGAACCGGATAGTCGCGCCCGACCACCGGCACCAGCTCGCCCACGGCGACCCCGAGCAGAAGACCGTCAGCAGCCATGGCGGCGAGCTCCGCCGGCGGCAGCATTTCGTCGAAGACGCTCCGCACGCTGTCGTGACCGAGCTCGAGCGCTTGCACGACCTGAGCTTCGCCGCGGAACTTCTTCGGCAACCGCACGAGGCCGTCAGTACGCGTCGACATTACGCCGCGAAGCACGCCGTCTTTCATCGCCGCGCGCATGAGCTGCGCGGCAAGCGACAGATCGCCCTGGTCAGCGAGATACTCGGCGGACTCGAGGTCGGACAGAAACCAGCGCGTGCGCGTCGTGGGCAACGGCACGAGCTGGCCGTTCATTGCCTTCCGAACCTTCTCGACGCGAGGCGATCCGAGCGACGGCAGAATCGGATCGTCGGTCTGATAAACCGACCTGCCGATCAGGGCTGCCAAGCGGTCACGGAGCTTCACGGGTCCAGTTTGAGGCACGCCATTTGCAAAGTCAAACTCTGTTCCACAAATTTAACTCTTTGAGCCTTTTTTAGCGACCTTCCCAGAATCGCGCGCCCTCCGAGTAGGGGTCAAGCGCCAGCGCTTCCAAGTCTTCGAAGCCGTCAGGCTCGGCCCTGGCCGCCTGGACCGCCCTCGCCGCCGGGTTGTCGTCGTCGCGGAGCGCGAGCGGCTCCCAACACGACAGCGCAACGGCGTCGTATCGATCCGGAGAACGCCCGATCTCTTTTTTGATCTCGTCTTTTGCCGTGACCTTAAGCTTGCCGTCGTGAGCGCGTTGCTTCCAGCGGAGGCAATGCAACTCTTTCTCCAACTTGAGATCCGAAACAATCGCTCCGCCCTCACGCATCCAACCCTCGAGGTTAGCGGCGAGCTCATCGCGCATGCGATCGTAAATCGCGGGTTGCCTCACGGCGCCATCACTCGCGCGCACAGCGACGAGCTCGAACGCTTCCGGGTTGCGCTCTGAATAGTCGCGCAACAAACCAAATAGCTCCGCGCCGATCGAACCTTCGCGATCGATCACGACGACCGGTTTCTCTTCGCCCTGAATTCGATGTCGACCGAGGATCGCCAGAATGCGCACGAGATGCGCGTCAGCGTTCAAGCCGCGTGCCGTCTCGAGCTCGAGCAACTTCTTCCCGCGCCGCGGGGCGAAGCACGTTTCGTCGCCGCTGCCCCGCGCGCCGGCCGGGTCGACTCCAACCCACAACCGACCGACGGCTTCTGTTTCGTGCCAGCGCGCCTCTGCTTCGCCAATCGCGTGCAGAGAAAATATGCGGCCAGCTTCGTGCACGGCAAAGCGACCTTTGATCTTGATCGTGAACTCCGGAGACTTTTCGCCCCATTCCTCCCGGCGCTCTTCGATGTACGCGCGCGTCGCGAGGCCCGGGATCAATTTCTCGCCGGCGATCACATTCGGCGTGTGCTCACTCGAGCAGTGCCGTGTGACCCAAAAGGCTGACTTCTCATGGAAGGCGTCGTAAAAGTAACCGTCGTTGCGCGTCGGGTTGCCGAACATGAGAAACGAAGCATCGCCGGCGCGGTTGCCGTCGATGGCGCGCATGATGACGTCTTTCACGCCCGGTGCTTCGTCGACGATGAATCGCATGTTCGCACCCGAGATGCCAAGCAGCGCTTCGCCTTCGTTGGCGGTCAACCCGAAGATCTCGCGGAAGCCTGATCGCAACCCGGTGCGGGCGCGGCCGCCGAGCTCGCCGTCGATTCGCGCGGAGTGCGGGCACGGGCGCGGGATCGTCTTGTCGTGCGGATCGGCACGAAGGCAGTCGACGCATTTGCCGGACCGAGCAACGCGCATCGTCAACTCGCGCCAGAAAACCGAGTCAACTTGGTGCGCCGTCGTCGCCGTCAGGATGACGCGCATGTCTTCGTAGCTGCAATAATCGCACAGCGCGATCACAGCCTCGAGCGTCGTCTTGCCAATTTTCTGACCGCCGGCGATTGCAACGCGCTCATGCGCCGCGACGAGCTCTGCGATCTCGACTTGGCCAGCCGCATCAGGATCCTCGATTCCGAGCTCGCGCGTTGACCACAGCTCGATCCCCAAAATGTCGTGAGCGAAAGCACGGTAACGCCCGCGGTAAACTGGCGATGGCCATTTGATTCGCGACAGCTCTGCCAAGTACTGACGACCGCTCGCAACGAAGTCCTCGGCGAGCGTGACGAGCTGCGCGTCGCCCGCGAGATCATCGAGCCGATGCCGCTTTGCGATTGTCACGTGACCTCAGCCGCCTCTACCGCGTCGAGCGCCGCCCTCAGTGCATCCGGCCAGGGCGCGAGCGCTCTGAAGACTGCCGCTTTGATCGCGTGCCAGCGGACGGATTTAACCAATCGCTGTTCTTCCGTCGGGTTGAGCTCGCCGGCAAGCTTGGCGAGCTGCATCGCGAGCGCCGTCTCGGCCGCCTCCGCCTTCCGGATCTCCGCGTCGCTCGCGTGCGACTCCCTAAGCCGGGCCGTGTCGGCTTGCAGGCGCTTCAGCTGCGCCATCACAAGCGCCCTTGCGGCGCCCGGCGCGTCGAGCGCATCGACGCGCGGGCCGTACGCCGCGGGCGGGGTCGGTGGGGGCGGCTCGGGCCCGCGCGGAGGCAGCGGCGGGGGCTGGAT